CCCTCGCTGAAGACGCCCTTTGCCTGTATTTCGGCAACGATCGCCACTCGCTGCGGGGCCGCTCAGCAGGCTCCCTCGACGTGGGCGGTATGGGCCTCAACGCCATCGAGCCCCCCGGCTATAACGTGGTGCAGGCGTGCGTCGACACGAAGACGGCCCATATCGTGCGGAACAAGGTGCGCCCGATGTTTCTCACGAGCGGGGGCGATCCCGATCTGCAGGAGAAAGCCAAGGGGATGCAGAGGGCCGTCGAAGCTGCCTTCGATCAGTGCGGCATGTACGCAGACGAGGGGGCCGGCGTTTGTCGCGATGGTAATTTATTCGACGCGGGATGCATGAAATTCTGCGTGGACTACGCGAACAATCGCATCCTGGGCGAGCGCGTATTTGCCCACGAGATCCTAGTCCCTGAGCGTGAGGCCCGGCTGGGAAAGCCCCGCCAAATCGGCCATCGGATGCTGGTCCCGCGTGACTCGCTGATCAATTTCTTCAGCGGCGAGGGTGACGAAGAGGCCCGCGAAGCCGTGCGCGGCGCTCCCCCTGCGAGCCCCGATCTACTCGGCCCCGATCTCACTGAGGCTGGCACTGTTTCCGACATGGTCGAGGCGTTCGAATGGTGGCACCTGCCGAGCGGGCGGGTCGATCTCAAAGAGCCGAAGAGCTTCGGCATCAACGAAGACGGCGACTTCGATCCCGATCTCGACCCAGGCCACGACGGGCGACATGTGATCTGTATCGACGGGATCGCGGGTGGCCTGGTGCTGAGCGATGAACCCTGGCCCTTTGCCTACTTCCCGATCGCGTTCTTTAAGCCTCAGAAGAACCCCGACGGCTTCTGGAGCCGAGGCATCCCCGAAACGCTAGCAGGCGCTCAGCTCGCCATTACGCGCATGAACATTCGCGTTGATGGGATCATGAATCTTCACTCAGTGCCGAGGCTGATCATCGATCGGCGTGCGAAGCTGAATAAGAGCAAGCTCACGAACGGCTGGGCCGACATCCTCGAGTCATCGATCAGCCCCTCGCAAGCGGTCTATTGCTATAACCCTAACAGCGTACCGGCCGAATTTCTCAGCCAGATCGATAAGCTGATCGCCTGGGCTGAGAAGCAGGTCGGCCTGAGCGAGCTGAGCATTTCAGCGCAGAAGCCCGCAGGCATCGAGCATGCCCCAGCGCTGCAATACCTGGGCGACGCTGAGAGCATCCGGCACACGCCGAGCTTTCGATCCTGGGAACAATTCCACCTCGACTCAGCGCGCATCATGGTCGACGGCCTGCGCATGCTCGCAGAGCGCAATCCTGACTTTGAGATCATTTTCGGCGACGCAAAGGATCTGCAGCGCATCAAATGGAAGAACGTCGATCTCGGGGCTGAGAAATACCATCTCAAGATCTGGGCCACGAACCTCCTGCCGCAAACGCCGGGCGCGAAGACGAGTCGAATCATGGACTACGTGCAGAGCGGGCTGCTCACGGTGGGCGAGGGCCGTGCGCTGATGGAATTCCCCGACATCGAGAGCGTGACGGGCGACGCGAACGCCGAGCAGTTGAACATCATGCACAAGCTGGACGCTGCGATCCGCGGCGATATGGCAGCAGCTACGCCCCACGCTTATCTCAACTTGCCGCTAGCGATGAGTCTCGCGAAGCAACGGATCAACAAGCTCGAGGCTGATGGCGTCAAGGAAGACGTCTGGGATCGGCTGATCGAATTTTGGGAGATGTGTAACAAAATGGATCTGCAATCCAAGAACGAAGCAGCGCAAGCAGCGCAAGGCGTGCTCCCTCCTGGTGCTGGAGGTGGAGGCCCGCCACCCGGCAATGCTGCCCCGCCACCTGGCCCTAATGCCGCTCCGGCCCCGATGGCTGCCTAGTGGCCTCGGCGCAGGTAGCCGGCGCCGCAGCTGCCCCCGTAGCCGCCCCCGTTGCTGCCGTCGAAGCCGAGCCGATCGGGCTCACCGAGGCGCTGGAGAACCTAGCCCCGCCGGATGAGACTGCGCCCGAGGCCCCTGCTGAGCCTGCACCGGCCACGCCTGAGCCTGCTGCGCCCGAGCCTGGGGCAGCCGTCGATCCACTCAGCGCCGAGGCCCTAGCGGCTCCTGGGGGCATTGCGAAAGCGCAGGCGTTCCTACGCGAGAAACAGCAGGCCCACGATCGCGCGTATCTCAAGCTGGCGAAGCGTGAGCACTCCCTCAAAGGATCGATCGAGCGCTGGAAGGTCGAGCTAGGGCAATCGCGATCCTTTGTGCAGGCCGTGCAAGCGGACATCGGGCTACTCCAAAACGGTACCGCCGATCAGAAGCTCGAAGCGCTCGGCCGCCTGTCACGAAAAGACGGGCTCAAAGCCTGGGAAGAGATCGCGATCAGCGCTGCGAGCGGGGGCAAGAAACAGCCCGCGCCTGAGGTAGCTGAGCTGCGAGACGAGATCCGCCAGCTTCGCGAAGAGCGTGCAGCCGAGCGGGCGCAAGCGCAGGAGCACGCCAGCCGGCAGCAGCTGCACGACCAGAAGGTCCGCTTGGTGCAGGGAGCGCAAGACGGTAACGCCTATCCCGCCCTTGCAGCGTTTGCCGCTCAGAAGCCCGCTGAGGTGGCCGAGTACCTGACGACCATGATCGTCGAGGCTCACGAAGCAGGCCGCCCGATGACCTGGCAACAGGCATACGCGCGCGTGAACCAGGAGCTAGCTCCGTATCATCAAACCACGGCTCAGCCCGTGGGAGGCTCGGGACCCTCCGGCTCTAACCAGCCAAAACCCGTGCAACCGACGCAGAGATCGCCGGGTAGATCACTCAACCCAGGGCTCGCAACAGCGCAGGGACAGGTCCGCGAAATGACCGAGTCCGAGCGCGTTGCCGAGCTTGCCAGCGATCCCTCGTTCCTACAAAACCTCTTTGGTTAGTGGGCGCGCAGGGAGCCGAAAGGTCTCTCATGCCCTCTGCAAATACAACGAATCAGCTCCCGCTGCTCAAGCGGCTCTGGGGCTCCAAGGTGGCCGACCCGCTTTACAAAGCGAGCCGGTTCGCCTCGATGATCAACAGCGATACGAACTTCGGATCCGAAGGACGCTACGTCAACGTTACGGTCGGCCCGACTGCGGGTGGATCTTCAAACTTCGCTGATGCGCTCGCAGCGCAGGATGCGACGAAGGAGATCCGTTTCTTCGTCACTCACCGCAAGGAATACCAGGTCTTTTCGCTGCAAGGTGATCTGATCGCCCGCTCGAAGGGCAACGCAAACGCGATGGTCGAAGCCGTCAAGCAGCAGGCCGACAAAGCCCGCTATGCCTACGGCCGATCGGTTGCCCGCAAGCTCTGGGGCAATGGTGGCGGCTCACTCGGCCAGCTCGCTACGACCACGGTCCTAGCTGGCAATCTGCTCATCCTGCGTTCACGGCCCGATGTCGTGGGCTTTGAGGTGGGTATGCAACTCGAATTCGCGACCGATGACGGGTCGAGCGCAACGCCAGCGGGCAGGCTCGGTGCACCGGATCGGCTCACGATCCTCGCCATCAATCGCGACACCGGTACGCTCACGATGAGCGCGAACCTGAACACCGTTACGGGCATCACCGTCAATACGTTCGTATTTCGACGCGGCGACTATGCCAACTCGATGACCGGTATGAGGGGCTGGAATCCGATCCTGGCTCCCACGGCTGGCGATTCGTTTTTCGGTCTCGATCGCAGCACGACCGACGTAACCCGCGTGACTGGTGCGCGAGTGAACGGCGGCGGAAAGCCCAAAGAGGAAACGCTGATCGATGGCACTGCCGAGGCTCAGATCAACGGCATCACGATCAATCAGTGCTTCGTGAACCCGCTGGACTATCGCGATCTCGTGAAGGAGATGGGCTCGAAGCGCGAGATCCAGGTCTCTGCCAAGCAGGCCGGGATGGGCTTCACTGCACTCGAGGTATACGGAGCCACGGGGACGATCCAGATCGTGTCTGAGGTGGACGTGCCGCGTGGTGCTGGCTGGGGCATCGACACGGATCAGATCACGCTTCGCACTGCCGGCGATGCGCCGATGATGCTCAACGAAGACGGGATCGGCAAACTCGTACGAGCGGCTGATGATGACGCCTATCAGGGTCGCATCGGTAGCTACGGCAACCTCTTCCAAGATAACCCGGGTAACGCCGTTATCTTCGTCTGGTAACGAAAGGATCGAACCATGGGAGTTACAAACGTACTCGCAAAGATCGGCGGGACTGAGTGCCTCGACGAGGGCGCAGAAGCTACCGCATACCAGCTCCACGATGAGTGGGTGCTGTACAAAAAGACCGATCCCGACGGAGGCCCCGGCAACGTCACGCCCGTTACTTTCGTTTGGGTGAATCCCTACGATTGCAACATCCAGATCGTCGGCGGGAAGGTCGTGGCCTTTGGTCCTGGCATCGCTGGCAACGCCTCAAACTACGCGACGATCAACATCCTGACCGATGACGGTAACGGCAGCACGCCGGTCGTTGCTCTGGCTGTTAGCTCGTGGCTTTCGGATGCTGGTGCGTTCCTGAGTGGCATTGCGAAAGCGTTCACTCAGAAGACGCCAGCAAACGCGATCGTGCCTCCGGGCGGTAGCGTGTTCGTCTCGATCACGAAGACGGGATCCGGGATCGTGGTTCCGATCGCGGCGTTCGTGCTGCGCTTGCGAAAGCAGGGCTAAGTGGCGTCCCGTACTCTCAGCCTTCACAGCCGGCGCACGTTCGGTTTGAACGAGAAACAGCTCTCGTTTCGGATCGTGGCGGGCCCGGCTGCGGCTCCCTCCTGGGCTACACCCGTAGCCGTAGGCGGGGGCGGATCGGGCGTGGCTCGGGGCGTTGCTAGCGTGGCTCGATCGGCTGCTGGCAAATTCCTCATCACGCTCGAGGATGCCTATGCCAAGCTCTGCTCGGCGCACTACTCGGTCTCATCGTCTGATGACGCTGCGATCCTGGGTGCGGTGGGCGGAGTGATCGCAAACGTGGGCACGAGCCTGCCCGTGACTGTCGTGGTGAAAACCAGGGCAGGCGCTGGCAACGCTGATCCGCTCACGGTCGATGCTGACACCTGGGTTAGCGTGGATCTCGTATTCGAGGATTCGGGAGCCTGATGGCAAAGCCTAGCGGCATTCTCGCGATCCTCGGCAAGGGCGATCCGAAGGAAGAAGACACCGAGGCGAGCCCCGAAAGTTCCGACGGGAACGTGGGGGAGCGCGCGGCTCAGGATGCGATCGACGCCATCGAAGCGGGCGACGCAAAGAGCCTCTATGAGGCGATGGAACGGATCGTGGCTGCGTGCCACGACGCAGGAGAGATGGAGTGAGCAAGCTCGTAACGCCTGATCAGCTCGTGGCCGATGCCTATTTGTACGCGGCGCAGGTGCCGGGTCCGAGTGCATTCGTCACGCCTGCTCAGGCGTTGCGGCTGGTCAACCTAGCGTGCGGTGAGTTTTACGATCTGGTCGTGAGCGCTCGAGGGCACGAGCATTATATTGACGAATCCGACATCGCGATCAGCGCTGGACAGGGGCGCTATGATCTGCCCCCGAACTTCTACGAGATGTTTGCCGTAACGATCGTCTGGGGCCCGCAAGACGTCGAAGACGTGCCAGCGTACGGGCAGATCCGGGATCGTGTGCGCTATCTCAACGGGCTCAGCTGGGGCCGGCGCAACTGCAAAGCCTTTCGCCTGCGAGGGCAGGATGGGATCGAATTTCTACCCCTGCCAACGAGCGATGGAACCGTGCGGATCCAGTATCTGCCCGTCTTCGCCGATCTGACTGAGGGCCAATTTGATGGGATCAACGGCTGGGACCGGATGATCTCGCTGCGAGTGGCGATCGATATGTGCGCCATCGCTCAGCGTGACGCAGGGGCGCTAAATAACCTGTACGCGACCGAGCGGCAACGAGTGGTCGATATGGTGACTGAGCGGGCGGCTGAGCATCCGAGC